TATGAATATATTCTATCTAGATCGTGACCCTGTAACCTGTGCTAAACAGCACTGTGATAAGCATATAGTCAAAATGATTTTAGAATATGCACAGTTACTATCTACAGCCCATAGAGTTCTCGATGGTGCTGAACATTATGAAGCTTCTGATCGCACTGGTCGTATGATTAAACGCTTTTGGCTTGAAAAACCTAAAGATAAACTGTACCAAGCCACACATATTCACCATCCTTCTGCCATATGGTGTAGAGAAAATATAAGTAATTACATATGGTTGTCTGATTTATTTGTAGCTTGTTTAAAGGAGTACACATATAGATATAATAAAACTCACAAGTGTTCAGAGCTTAAAGAACTATTGCTTGAGCCGCCAGAGCATATTACTATAGGTGCATTTTTCCCACCCACTTTAGCAATGCCAGATGAACATAAGGTTTCGGATTGTAACATCGAGTGTTACCGAAACTATTACCATACGAAACACTTTGCTAAGTGGACTAACAGACCTATACCGGAGTGGTTTAATGCCTAGTAATTATACACAACATCAGTTAATGAAGTTACTTCCGGTAAAAACCAATAAAGAATATGATGATCATTTATTAAATAAAAAGTATTTTGCTTTGTGGTACAAGGCACACAACAAGGAACATCAAGATGAAAAAACATCTAGACTTAAAAGATTTTTTACTTTCTCCAAAGATGAGTGACAGAGCTACAACTTGGTATTACTACGAAGGATGGAGGCTCTGTGAGATTAGTATAGGCAGTAAGTTTATTCATATAAAACCTTTGTTTGGAGGTTATTCAAAAAAGAAAATAGGTATACGAAAGGGTAGAGGCATATTAAAAGATATGTATTGGAGGGCTGCTAGATGCGATGCTTTCTTTAAAGCTTTGGGTGAAGGAAAGAAACGTAAGCCTAGAAACTGGGAGAAACTTTATGCCTAGGAAACTATATGAGACTAAGCAATCTTTAGATGCTGAAAAGAATTTTGCTAAAGACTTACAGAAATATTTTAAAGTTAATTTAAAAAAACTACCTATGCAATATAGCTTAGACTTCGTAGCTATAGATACTAAAAATTATAAGCCTAAGTTCTTTTTAGAACTAAAAGAACGTAGATGTAAACGTATTACTTATCCTACTTATATAATATCTTTATCTAAATTCCTGAAAGCTAAAGAGATTTATAGATCTTTAAATATGAATACCTACCTCTGTGTTAGATGGGCAGATGCTAGTGGTTATATTTGTCTCAATGATATTGAGGATGATAATATTGACATTACTATGGGAGGTCGTTATGATCGAAACGATTGGCAAGATGTAGAGCCATTGTTAACTATTGACATTGGAAAATTTATAATAATTGGAGACACTGAATGAATACAGATAATCTTGATCCCTTCTCAGATATAAAAGAATACTTCACAACTCTAAAGGATGCAACAATTAATGGATCAATAAAGGCCAAGGTATTAATGCTAGGGGGAGGACTGTTTATACTAGGGTTCTATGCCTTTGCTATTATGCTACTGGCAGAGATCGTTGAGCTGATGGATTTACAAAGCCGAACAGGTATGTTACCATCTACTATCGAGAACGTAGTGCTTGCCTTTCTGTTTTGGGCAGGTCACAGATATTTTTACAACAAAGCTAAAGAGGAGCTATAAAATGGCTATAGTACAAGGTACTGCTTACTGGGCTAGCATTAAACGCCCTAATACAACCTATGAACCAGTGTACAGTGTCAACCTTGTGGTTGATGAGGAGACTGCCTCGGATTTTAAACGCCGAGGATTTACAATTAAAGATATGAATGAAGGCCCTGCCATTATCATTAAAAGAAAAGTGAACGGTGGGCCAAAAGGAACTAGAGAGCCTCCTAAACTTTATGATCGAATGAAGAATGAGATTGATGTAGAAGTTGGTAATGGTTCTAAGGTCAAAGTTTCCTATCGTGAGTGGGAGATGGACAGAGGTGGGCAACATTATCAAGGGCTAGAGTTTATAGCCTTACAGGTTTTAGACCTAGTCCCTTACTCTAGTGGAGGAGGAGCCGATGAGTTTGATATAGAAGAATCACTTGAGGATGAACTATGAGTATATTCAAGACTGACAATGGAGACTTCGATGTCTCCAAGATGTCTTTAGAAAACCAACGTAACTTTGAATTAGCTCAGTATCTGATAATTGATATAGAATCTTTGTCAAAAGATATTCAAACCAAGAAGGCTGCACTTGAGTACTTTAAGTTACAGCTAGGCACTGAATGTAATGATGATACAAAGGCCATATATAAAAGAACTAGGGATGAAGATGGTAAGTTTATTGCCGACAATCCCGACACTCCTGAGGATGAGGCTTGGACTATAGATTAATTGTGTGCTGTTGATTTGGGGGAGTTTAGGCTCCCCTTTTTTTTAAGGAGCAAAAATGACATTTATTAAAACACATTTACCCTGCCCTGAATGTGGTGGCAGTGACCCAGCATCTTTGAATGATGATGGCTCAATGTATTGTTTTAGTTGTGATAAGTTAATTCCCAATCATGACAGCAGTATCTCACCCACACCAGTAGAATTTAAAACCTACAAAAATAATTCCGTTAATACATCCGATGGTTCTTTCAACGCTCTAACAGATAGAAGTATTTCTCTTAGTACTGCTAAGAAGTATGGTGTTAAATCTATTCTTAACTCTAAAGATGAAATAGATACTCACATCTATCCCTACTACAACGTCAATGAGATAGGTGCTTATAAACTTAGAGATGCTAAGAAGACATTCTTCTGGCAAGGGTCTTCAGTTGGCACTGGGCTGTTTGGTCAGCAGTTATTTCAAGAAGGAGGCAAGTACATTACTATCACTGAAGGTGAGTGTGATGCTATGGCAGGGTATGAACTGCTAGGATCTAAGTGGCCTGTAGTCTCTCTGAAGAATGGTGCTGGCGGTGCAGTCAGAGATATAAAAGCATCTCTAGAGTTTTTAGAAAAGTTTGACAAAATTGTTATTAACTTTGATAGCGATACTCCGGGTAGAGAAGCTGCCAAAAAGGTGGCTAGGTTATTTACTCCGGGCAAAGCCTTGATCATGAGTCTCCCTGAAGAGTTTAAAGATGCTAATGATATGCTACGTAATGGTAATCACAAGGCATATACTACATCTTGGTGGGCTTCTAAAACCTATACCCCCTCTGGAATCATGAGTGCCAAAGATGTTATGGCTAAATATCATGATCGCCCCGAGAAGGAATCTATTCCTTATCCTTGGCATGGACTAAACGATAAGCTGTATGGACTCAGAACCGGAGAGCTTGTTACCGTGACAGGTGGTACTGGCCTAGGTAAATCTAGTATCACCAGAGAACTAGAACACTGGCTGATTAAAAATACTAAAGACAATGTAGGTATTATTGCTCTCGAAGAGGATTACTATAAGACTGCTGACTGCCTTGTATCTATTGAAGCTAACACTAGATTATACATTGACCACATTAGAAAAGAATACCCAAAGGAAAAGCTAGATAGTATGCTATCAAATCTCTTTGGAGATGATCGTGTTTGGATTCATTCACACTTTGGGTCTAACGATATTGATGAGATCTTTGCTAAAGTAAGATACATGATTGTCGGTCTTGATTGTAAGTGGGTAGTAATAGATCACTTACATATGCTACTGTCGGCTAGTGCCGAAGGGGATGAACGCAGAACGATAGATACAATTATGCACAAGCTCCGCTCTATAGTTGAAGAGACGAATGCAGGTTTAATATTGGTATCTCACCTCAAGAGAATTGAAGGCAACAGAGGCCATGAGAATGGAGTTGCTGTTAACCTCAGTCACCTTAGGGGTTCGCAGTCTATAGCACAGCTCTCAGATTGTGTACTAGCCTTAGAACGTAATCAGCAGTCTGATGATCCTGATGAAGCCAACACTACCCATGTTAGAGTATTGAAGTCTAGGTACACTGGGGATGTAGGCATGGCAACCCATCTTACTTACGACAAAGAAACAGGAAGGCTGGCTGAAGTAATTGACTATGAAGATGACTTTGAAGATGCGGAAGAAGCACTATGAAATCATTAATTTTTGATATTGAAACAGATGGGATAACAGATGTAAGTGTTATCTGGTGTATCTCTGCTGTAGATTTAGATAGTAATACTGTGTATGAGTTTGGCCCTAGTCAGATAGATGAAGGGGTCAAGCTACTACAACAGGCTGACAAGCTTATCGGTCATAATATTATTAACTATGATATACCTTGGATAGACAGGATGTGTGGCGTTGACCTATCAGATAAAAAACTGGTAGATACTTTAATCATTTCTAGATTGTTCAATCCAGTACGTGAAGGAGGTCATAGCCTTAAACAATGGGGTGAGTCGGTAGGCTTCTCTAAGAGTGGGTATGATGACTTTACAGCCTATAGTCCTGAAATGATGGCAAGATGTACCAGCGATGTTATTCTAAACAAGAAAGTTTATTTTGAACTACGCAAGGAAGCTGCGGGTTTCTCGAAACAGTCTATAGATATAGAGAATAAAGTTGCCCACATCCTGAAGGAACAGGAAGAACATGGCTTCTTGTTTGATCAGAAGACGGCATCTATTTTACTGGCAGAACTGAATGAAGAAGTTGAGATAGTAACTGCTGAAGTTAAGAAGCGATTCAAACCTAAGGTAGAAAGAATAGAAATATTCAAACGTCTAACCAAGTCAGGCAAAGTATCGAAGATGGGCGAAACTTTACAGGGTAAGGGACTAAGACTTACAGAAGATGATCACAAGGAAATAGCTAGTAAAGGATCTATCATACGTGAGAAAAGAATAGAGTTTAATCTAGGCTCACGCAAACAGATAGGAGAATATCTAAAAGAGTTTGGGTGGAAGCCCAAGAAGTTTACTCCAACAGGTCAGCCAATGGTTGATGAAAAGATATTATCTAATGTAAAAGGAATACCAGAAGCAGCACTGATAGGTAACTATTTGATGCTTCAGAAACGTATCTCACAGATAAATGCATGGTTCAAGGAGCTAGAAAAAGATGGCAGAGTGCATGGATTTGTTAACCATAATGGTACTGTTACTGGTAGAATGACTCATAGGAACCCCAACATGGCTCAAGTTCCAAGCTGTTCCGCTCCTTACGGTAAGGAATGCAGAGCTTGTTGGGTAGTTCCTTCTAAACATAAACTAGTAGGCATTGATGCTAGTGGTCTTGAGTTAAGAATACTTGCTCACTATATGAATGATGAGGGATTTATAGATGAAATTCTCAACGGAGACATACACACAGCTAATCAAAGACTTGCAGGTCTTGAATCAAGAAATCAGGCAAAGACATTCATATATGCACTCATATACGGAGCCGGAGATGAAAAGATTGGCACAGTGGTTGGAGGAAGCAAGAAAGACGGCAAAAGACTTAGAGACACTTTCCTCAATAATCTGCCATCATTTAGAACTCTTATCGCTAAAGTATCGAGAGCTGCAACCAGAGGTTTCCTCAAAGGAATAGATGGTAGAAAAATAAAAGTTAGATCCCAACACAGTGCATTGAATGCCTTGTTACAGGGAGGAGGTGCTATCGCAATGAAGCAGGGATTGATTCTGTTTCATGAAAAGATACAGAAGTATAATGCTGTTGTAGTGGGCAACGTCCACGATGAATGGCAAGTAGAAGTACCAGCCCAGTATGCAGAAGAAGTAGGGAGGGTAGGTGTTGAGTGTATTATACAGGCAGGTAAAGATCTAGAACTTAACTGTCCCTTAGATGGTGAATATAAAATTGGAGATAACTGGAGTGAAACACATTAAACACGAACCAAACAGGGTAGGTGATCTAGGAGAATACTATGCTATCACATGGTTATGGGATAATGGTTATCATGTCTTTAAAAACTGTGGGTGTACAGGCCCTATAGATATAGTAGCTCTTTCACCTGAAGGAAAGGTAACGCTCATTGATGTTAAGTCTTACAAAGACAGTAGGCTATCATCGAAATCAGAATTACAAAAAAAGCTGGGTGTACAGTACTTACACTATAACTCAAAGACGCGGAAGTGCCGCTTTGTGGAGCATAAGACATGAAGTCATTACAAAATATAGTAGAAGATATATATGAAAATCTAAAGCCTCTCTGCAATGGTGAGTCCTTAGATATATCAGAAGAAGAGATAGATAAGTTTGGCGAGGATATGAAAAACGTATTACGTCATTGGGCCAGACCTACTGCCAGAGATTCATCTTTTAAATTGAGAATGTCTAACGTAGGTAAGCCCTCCCGTCAGTTATGGTATGACAACAAATCAGAAAAATCTTCTTCCCTTTCTCCCAGCACGATGATCAAGTTTTTTTACGGCCATATTCTCGAAGAAGTAGTTCTTCTGTTGGCTAGGCTTTCGGGTCATGATGTAACAGATGAGCAGAAGGAAGTAGAGATCAATGGAGTTAAAGGACATATCGACTGCAAAATAGATGGTGAAGTTGTAGATGTAAAGACTGCATCCTCATTTGCCTTCAAGAAGTTTAGACATGGTACACTACCTGATGATGATCCTTTCGGTTACATTGCACAGATCTCTGGCTATGAACAGGCAGAAAAAAGTAGTCATGGCGGTTTCCTAGCGATTAACAAAGAGACAGGTGAGCTTGCTTTTTATGAGCCTGATGAGCTTAGTAAGATAGATACTAAGAAACGTATCGTATCTCTCAAGAAAATATTAAAGTCTAATAGCCCTCCCTCAAAATGTTATCCTGATCTACCCGAAGGAGCGAAAGGAAACATGAAACTTAATCGTGGTTGTTCCTACTGCCCTCATAAGTTCATATGCCATTCTGATTCTAATAATGGCGAGGGGCTTAGAGGATTTAAATATGCCAAGGGCGTTACTTATTTCACAAAGATAGTCAAAGAACCTAATGTGGAAGAGATATTATGAATGGTAGAAAAAGTAAATTAGCGAGAAGGCTTGCTAAAGACCTAGCATTTGGATGGCTTAAAACTCTAGTCTCTTCAGAAGAAGCAGAGAAGATAACTCAAGATAACTTTATGGATCTCATGCCTACACAGACCCATATCATGAATGAAGGACAGATGCGTTTGATGCCTAATACCTACAGGTGGTTTATTAAACAGGTCAAAACATCTGGAGTGGATCATATAAATGATAGAAAATTTAGATAGTATTGATCTAGTAGATTTGATTATAATGACTAGTGAATTCCTGTTATCTAATAACGCCGACATTGCTGAGATTCCTGATGCCGTTATTGAAAGAATCTGTGATCTTACTGACTATGAGTTAGGCTTTAGACTTGAGAGTACAATACATTGACAAAAGCAAAGATCAGGAAAGGCTACAGAAAAAGCAGGGTAAAACGTCCTGTAGAAAAGAACGTACCTACTAGTTATGATTCCATTTGGGAGTACACTTTGCATAGTGGTCTTCTTAAAAATTGGAAACATCATGACCGGAAGATCCCTTACACAGTTAACCATGTCTATCATCCAGACTTTAGCAAGAAGGTAGGGCGCAAGACTTATCTTATAGAAGCTAAGGGCCGCTTTTGGGATTACTCAGAATACAATAAATATATCTGGATAAA